GTTTGTTACTTAGTCCTTGTTGTAAACATACTTAACAACAACGCGACCAGCGCCTGCTGTTAAATCTGCTACTGTAGGAGTTACAACTAATTCACCTGCTGATGCACCAATTGTTTTACCAACTAAAGCACCTGAACCAGTAACTACGTTACCAGCAGTACCAATAGCTGTTTGTGTTGCATTAGCTGCAGTGATTAAACCATCAGCATCAATAGCTGCACCAGCTGATGTATATAGACCAATGTCTAAATCAGTTGTTGTAGATGTTGATGTGAAAGCTACGTCCACGATTAAATCAGCTGAAATGATTGTAGCATTAGCTGGGATAACGTGTTGTAAGTTGTTAGAACCGTAGGTTGGAAGATCGTTATAATCGAAATCCCATACAGCCCATTTGTAGAGTTCGTCGCAAGCTTCTGCTCCGAATTTACCGTTTGTAGTTCTAACACCATAGTAGTTAGCTACACCTCTTTTTGCGTCGATTTCAAAACCCATGTTATTCTCCTTAGTATGTAGAACCGCTAGTTAAAATAACACCAAGTGTGTCAACACGTTGGGCACCGAAACCAAATCTAGAAGTAACTTGGTATTTATCTGAGCGAGTTTCTTCGTCTCTCCAACCTTCAGTCTTAGGAGCACGTCTCCAAGCATGCATGATTGGTTTTGTTGAGTCGTCAGCCACACTCATAAATACGTTAGCTACGTCACCGATTTCTGCTGTATCGTTAGCTAAGCCATATGAAGAAGCGTTTAATGCTTCTGTAGCTGTCTTAACTGGTAAACGATTAGAAGTCCAGATGTCGAAACCAAAGATGTTCTTAACGAACTTGTGGTCTTTAGCAAAACCTTCTGTAACAATACCTTCGAACATTGGGTTGTTAGATACTGATACTAAGTTAGAAATGCTATTTAATGTTGCTTCAACGATTGGATCAACAATAGCGATACGACCTGCTGTAGGAACATTAGCTTTATCAAATGCTAATTTCATAGCAATGAAGTCAGATAATGTCATAACGCGTGTAGATGCACCAGAGCCACCAGCTACCCAACGATGTGGACGGCCGTTAACTAAGTTTACGTTAGCGTTAGTTTGAGCAGCATTAGCTACTGCTAAGAAACGTGATTCATGGTTTTCACCAAGAGCACGTGTTGATTCCATTGCACGCATAGACATTAATGAGTCTACTTGAGCACCATCTTCACGGAGGTCATCACTTACTTTCCAAGCATCACCAACATAGTCAGTAATAGCTAAAGTAATTGTACCTGTGTCGATTGGATTGAAGTTTAATGGTGTATCTTCAGCTGCGTCTTGAATTGATACTGTACCAACTGTTTTGATGTTTAAAGTAGTGCCAGAACCAAAGTCTGATACATCTCTCCACATACCTTCAGGTAGTAAGAAATCATGTAAGTTATCAAGAATAAACTGAGAATACTGTTGTGCCTCAATAAAGGCAGTTGTATTGCTAGTTAATTGTGACATAATTTTTCCTTAGTTTGATAAATTTAATTTAACTTTTTCACCAGCTATTTTCCAAGCGTTGACTAAGTCTTTTGTAGTAGCTCCTTGTTTAACTCTAGCTGATAGCTGATTAGCATCAACTTTAGTATTATTAAGAGCTTCTGTGTTTACTGTACTATTAGGTTTACCTGCTACAGGAGCAGATACTCCTTCTAGACCAGCTAGCTTTAGTACAATCTTAGGTGAACTGGCTGCCAAGCTATTTAATTGTTGTATAGTTAATCCACTTTCTTTAGCAACAGTATTATAGACTTCTTCAGCTTTTTGACCATACTTCTCAGTAAACTTTGACGCTACTGATTCAGCATTAGTCTTAGCTGCTCTTTGTCTTTCCTTTTGCTCAAGGGTTTGATCAACCAATTGCAATAATTTATCTTGATCAAATTCAGATCCAGCAGGGGTAGCCTGTGGTTGAATTCCAGACTTAATTTCATCTAGAAGTTCTTCAGCTGTTTTACGTTTAGCTAGTTCTTCTCTAGCAGCAGCTAACTCAGACTCTAAAGTTTGAATATGCTTCTGTGCGTGAGGAACTGATTTTAACGCATCTTCTACTGATGAATACTTCTTACCATCTCCCACTAATTCAGCAGCTTCTGTCGGAATCTGGAATACGGGTTGTTGGTTATCTTGGTTCCGAACGTCGTTGGTACTTGGTTCAGGTGTTTTATTGTCTTCAGACATTACTTTTCTCCTTTGTCAGGTAATAAAGACTGAAGTTTTAAAAATGCTTTTTGGAAGCCTAATTGATAAGCTTGATACTCAGCCCAAGAAGGCAAAGAGAAATTCTCTTCATCTATACATTTACGTCTAGACAATTCAACTTGGTCAGTGATATACGCTTTAAGTAAATCTAAAACTTCTTGTTTTGATAAGCTTTTAGCTTTTTCAGATTTTAAATCCATAGGATAATTATAACATACAATTACTTAAAAGTCAAGTAATATTTACATCCCTGGAGGCATCTCTCCCTGTACTTGAGGGTTTAACATATCTTCCTCAACAGGAACAGTTTGTTCAATTTGCATCTCTTGTTGAACTTGGTTAACAAGTTTTTGAGTCTCAGCTTGTTCAAATATAGCTGCATTATCTTTAATAAACTCATATTTCTCAAAGCCCATATACTCTTCAACCATCTTAGCAAGACGTTTAGCTGATACATGTGGGGCAATAACTTGTCCCATTGGACTGTTAAAGATACCTAGCATGTTCTGTACTAGTTGAGCTCTAGCTGCAAAATGTCTAGCACCAATAGGTCTAAGTTTACCCTTAGCAGTAATATCTTCTTTAGTAATAGATAAGAAGTCAGCTACGCCAAGATCATCATCCATTACTCTAGACATTTCAGCAATGTCAATATTACGTCTAGCCATTTCTAGCATTGTATTAAGAATTGGTTCAAGGAACTCAATCTCAAACTTGTTAATCTTATGTTGGAATATACGTCCAGCTGCATTCTGTAATTGTTGTACTTCAAATGCTGTTTTCTCACCTGGACTACGGATACCCATAGCTTCTTTAGGAGC